GATTGTTTTGGTGACAATCAACGTAGTGGCGTCAGTCCCACTGGTACAAGTTGGTCGTCATTATCGATTCGGATGGGGTTGGTTGTTATACCTACCGTTCGTTTTGATAGTGACTACTGGGTGTATGATTTGGACGTGTGTTACATCGTTCAAGGCGCAAAACCGAGCTATTGTTCAAAACAATTCTACAAGTGCAATGTTAGAACATATGTTTGGTGTGCTAATGCGTTTTATCATAAATATAGGCGCATTGTTATTGGTCACGTTTTCCGAAACTAAGGAAGAACGTGATACATTCTTAAGCAAAATGCAAATGTGGCGTGCTACTCGCACGGTCATGACAGATGTGTTTAATGATTCACAGAATGTAACACCTGATCAATTTAATAAGTTGGGTTATTCGGCTGAAAGCATACCGTTACATCGGGCGCAAGCTGACCAACGACAATATGCTACGATGCAATCTGGCGTTAGTGAAATGCCGGATATTAGTGAATCTAAGGAAATGGTAACGATTTCGACTGAAGTTGTTGAACAACCACAATATGATGATTCACCGGATTCTGAAGAAATTCCAATGTCAAAAGAGGATTATTCAGATTTTCTGGAATGGCGTAAACAAAAGGATAAGAAGGAAGTTCTTCGACCTCCTGCCGTTATCACAAGTGGACCTAAGGTCGTAGCGTTTAATAGTGGTACGCCCACTCCTGTGGCTAATTCTGATTTAGAAGTTGGCTCGACTAGTCGTGTGACACCTCAAGTGACCCTTCTAGCGAATCAATTACATCAGGTATTACATGCTGATGATTCTAAGGCATCGTTGGTTAGTAATATGCCACCGGCTGTTAATCCTGCAGTGCCGACATCTCGTCGAGCGCGATTATTCGGTAAGTTTATGGAGTCATATAATAAGATCCGCACATCTGCTAATAATGATAGTGTGATGAAATCTAATATGCCTTTCAATTCTGTTACTTGAAAAGAAGGATGATAAATCTCCCTTACCTGCTGTCGATGTGACTATGACAGCGGAGCAAGAAAATACAATAGTGGCGGCTATTGGATTGTCGTCTGCGGCGCAAGCCGAGGATGAAAAACGACAACCTCAGCATCAAATGCCATCTGCGCCACCAATGGCGCAACCAAATCCTACGATACCGGAAAGGGTGGGTGCTGCTGTTGGTGGTATTGCTAATAAGGCGCAACAAATTTATCGAATGATAAAAGATAATGTGATTGAACATCCGGCGTTGGCTGTCACTGTAGCATTGGGTGCGATAGGTACCGGTGTGGCTGTGGGGTCTGCGTTAAGAACACGATTATCGTTGGAAGTAATCATGGCTAATCAAGCCCAGCGTGAGCTACGGCATATCCTTGATGAAGATAATAATTCCATTGTATTAGAGAAAGGGAAAAATCGGCCGTCAAAACGAAAACGACGAGGTGCGATATTTGAATTCTATGACATGGAAGTTATTGCCAATTTTGATCGTGATAATGTTCATGTAGAAATGACTGATAAGGATGGCAATCACACCTATCAGAAGTGGACCAAAGATGAGTGGCGTGATCGTAATAATGAACGTCACGCGACGCATGTCCGCTATTTCGGTGATGATCGACAATTTGGTGGTGATGAATATGGTGATTCAAAGGGCGCGCAAGATCGGTTGGCGGCCGATGTAGCGCGTTATGATGCGGCCATTGGCCGTATGCAACATCGAGTTGCGTTCCCGCGTCCTGTTAATTTACCGAGTATGGCTAAGTCGAATGCCGCTAAAGGTCAGTCAGAAGTAAAATATGTTCTTGATTGTATAACTGAAAGTAAGTTAAGTACGTATGCTGAATTAGAAGCTCATTCAACCTCAGTTAGTGTGCCGTTAAAAGCGATGCAAAATTGTATATTGTTACAGTTTTACTTTCCTGATAGCACAATTGTTGTTGATGGAACTGGGTTTGCCGTTGCTGGCAAACTTATATTCACATGTGTACATAACTTCTACAATAATAATGTATTGGCAATTCGTGCAACGTACAGTGATAATTCTGGAACCCATCGTGGTGACATACCCGATTATGCTATTCGTGATATGGTCATCTTTGGTAAAGATGTTGCTGTGTTGGTAGTGCCTAAGTTAGCATTGCCTCCTAGTTTCACATTGTCGTTGCCTGTCAATGGTGCATCGGTGTTGGTTACTGCGAAGAAAGATAAGACCACTAATAAAATCACTCATTTGTCTCAAGGTAATATAATAAAATTGAATATTGTAGAAACTTATGATTCTGGTTCCGCTGGTTTCGAACCAAGTGATGTGCCTGTGTTACATCACTCCTGCCAAAGTGAAAAAGGTAGCAGTGGTGGCCCTGTTATAGCAACCGATGTTTCAGGCGCTGTAACGGTTATGGCAGTACACACTGGTCGATCTGCTAATAAAAATGGTATGGCGGTCCCTGTTACGCAAGAAATGATTGATTTCGTATTAAAACATACTTCGTCGCCTCCTGCTGTTCGCCCTGCAACTGTTAAAGAAAGTAAAGTTGAGCGGAAGTTTGTAGTGAAAGGTGGGGAGAGTAAATGTCAATCACCTGGCTGTGGTTTTGTTGCACGATTTGGCAAACAACTGTCGTTGCATGGATCAGAAATGTGTCAATCTGTCACGCGGCCGGGTCAAGTGTTGAAGACAATGAATAATAAGACTTATGTGGTACCACCACAATGTAATAAGCAACATTGTCATTTCAAACATACGAGTCAAGTAAATTGGAAGTATTGGGATTTAGTTAATGGTACAGGTGTTCCTGTTCAGGAGTCCAAACGTGTGCCTATATTGCCGGTGCCGGCAAAGCGCCCTATACCGAAGTTGGTGTTAGCAACTATTACGCCAAAGAAAGAATCACAAACAACATGTTCTGTGATTGGTTGTGATGTTGCTCCTAGTGTTGTAGTTAAGAATCCCGTGCACTGTGTAAAAACAGGTGTGCATGAGTGTGAGGGCCATCATCTTGGTCAATCTTTAAACACTGGGCAAACGCTTGGTACCCCGAGTGGGTCCAAAAACTCGTTGTAAGACCAACCCGAATGACACAAGTTGTCAAAGGGCGTCACGGCGTTAAAGACAAACCCGTTGACCATTGTCAATTTTTCAGTCGGTTTATAGTGCAACACAAACCACCGATTGATAATTGGTTAGGTAAGTACTCATATCCTATCCAAGACATGGCCTCCGTGAATTCATCTCTAGTTAAATACCATCGCCACCGACCCGATTATGATCAGGCTACATGGGTGTCGGCGTGGCATATAACTGAGTGATGATTAATGAACAATTACGAGGCGGCACTATCCGCCAATACACTCTAGACGAAGCAAAACAAATGATGGATGGGTCTAAAGCCACGGGCTGGCCCTTTTGTTATCGTTACCCAACTAAACAGTTGGCGTGGGATTCACCAGAGTTCCTAGAGGCGTATAATATATACGTTAGCGCACTCCATAGTGGCAAGAAAGTCGAAAATTTCGACACTATATTCTTGAAGGATGAAATGCGCCCATTAGCTAAATGTGGCGCTGGTATGGCACGCACTGTGTTTTGCCAAGATGTTGTTTCTGCCACCTATGGCGTTCAACTTGGTAAACACTTTGATCAAAGGCTAATACAAAATTCCCAAGAAGCAATTATGGGTGATTGCGCAATAGCAGTTGGTATGTCTCCATTTGCTAATACATTTCAAGTCCTCACGCAGAAATTCAAAGGTTACGTCTGTTACGAGCTAGACGGTAAATCTTGGGATTGTGGTATGTTCCCTGAAGTACATCAGGAGAATGCCCGCATTCGTGCTGCTGCTTATGGTTATGATGAGCACACCACGGCTGCGTTAAAGAACTATTATGGACAAGTTTCACATACGACTTCTGTGTTACCTGACGGAACGTTAGAGTACCGTTTAAGTGGTAATCCAAGTGGTCAAGCTAATACGACCATAGATAACAGTATGTGGACTATGTCCGCATTTAATTATGGTATAATTCGTACCTTTTCAACTTACGATATCATCGTCACTGTCGAGTGGCATAAGAAGAACATAAAAATGATTGTGTTCGGTTATGATATCATAATTGGTTTGTTGGAGACGATGCTTTTGGATCATAAAATTGATCCCGTGGAGTTCATCGAACGTTACCAGATTATACAAAATACCGAACTTG